GGCCTGCCTTGTCTGATCGGAAGGGTTGGGCTGTGTTCGTGGGCACGCCGAAGGGACACAATGCGTTCTTCGATCTGTATGAGGAAGCGGCGGCTGACGATGACTGGCTGTGTGCGGTGTACAAGGCCAGCGAGACCGGGATCTTGGACGAGGAAGAATTGCGGGCTGCGCGGCAGACGATGACGCATGACCAGTACCAGCAGGAATTTGAGTGTTCGTGGAACGCGAACGTGCCTGGTGCGATTTACGGGAAAGAGCTGGAAGAGGCGCAGAACGCCGGTCGGATCTGCAACGTGCCGTATGATCCTGCGCATCGGGTCGATACGTTTTGGGATCTGGGGGTGGGTGACAGCACGGCGATCTGGTTTACGCAGACGGTTGGGCGTGCGATCCATGTGATCGATTTCTATGAGGCGCGGAATGAGGGTTTGCCGCACTACTGCAAGATCCTGACGGAGCGCCGGTATTTGTACGGGAACCACTTTGCGCCGCATGACATCGAGGTGCGGGAGCTTGGCAGCGGGAAGAGCCGGCGGGAGATTGCCTGGGATCTGGGGCTGAACTTTCGGATCATTCCGAAGCTGCCGATTGAGGATGGGATACACGCGGCTCAGATGTTGATCCCTCGGCTGTGGTTTGACCGGGAAAAGACAAAGGTTGGCTTGGAGGCGTTAAGGCAGTATCATCGCGCGTACAATGAGCGCACGCGGTCTTTCCGGGCTGCGCCGGTGCATGATTGGACGAGCCACGCTGCGGATGCGTTTCGGTATCTGGCGGTTGGGATAAGAGAGACGGGGGATCGGGTGAAGCCGCCCCAGGTGCAGGCGGTCATGGACTATGACCCGTTCACGACATGATTGATCAGGATGATCTGCTGGGTGCGCTGCAGCTCTGGACGGAGACGGCGCCATACAGTTCGTTTCCTTGTGAGACGATCGCCTGGCGGCTGATGCCGGCGTTGGAGAGCGGGCGGTATCGTTTGTACCGAGATGCGTATGGTTTCCCGCGCGGGTTCATCAGCTGGGCCTACATGACGCGGGAAGAGTTTGAGACGCGGCAGTACAGCGGGGCTGAGATTTTCGCGCGCGAGACGGGCGAATGCTTGGTAGTTGTGGACATGATTGCGCCATATGGTCGAAATGATGTATTGTTGATCTGCCGGGACATGCGCCGCTTGGGGCAAGAACAATATTCTCGGTTCGATCATGTCTTGGCCCACCGGGGTCGCAGAAACGGGGTTTTCCCGAATATAGGTGGATAGGCGATGCGATTTCTTACACCCGGATTTGTGCAGGTTTTCTTTGGTGGTGAGACCGGCGGCGGCGGCGGTGGCCGCGAATTTACTGGTCGCCCGGAGCCGCGCCCGTCGATCATGACGGTTGAGCGAAATGGCGAGATGCAGCGTGTCGCCACCCGCGACATCCCTCGATTTGGGATTACCGAAGGCCAAAGCGAGCGCGAGCCTGATTACGGCCCGATCAGCCTGCGCGCCTTGACCAGCACTGAGCCTGCGAATGTGATGCGGAATATTCAGGCCAATGAGCGCCGGGCAGTTGCAGAGGCTGCGCGCCCTGCGGCTGATCAACGTGAGGATCGGCCAGCACCGGCGCCAGCACCGGCACCAGCCCCTGTAATCGCGCCTGCCCTTGCGCCTGTGCAGCCTACGCCTGTGGCTGCTGCGGAGCCAGAGACTGAGACCGGGATGACGCCGCAGCAGGAAACGCAGATTGAGAAGGCCGGCGAGACGGCTGCGGCCAAGGCGCGGCGGCTGGGTCTGGCGTCCACGATCGCCACGTCGCCCGGCGGCCTGCTGGCTGGCGGCGCTGGCACGACCCGGCGCCGGCGCAGCCTGATGGGCGGGGGATTGATCGCATGATGATGAACGATCGGTACAAGCGGCAGTCTGGCCGCATGGGTGCAATGGCGTCACAGCCGACGCAGGGCATGTCTGCTTCGATGACGGTTGATCCGCTGGAGCGTTTGAACCAGCGCATGGCTGGTCGGATGGAAGGCGGCGACATGTCGAAGAAGAAAGACAACGGGCGCGTGCGCCGCAGCCTGATGGCCAATTACGGGGGCATGTAATGGCAAGTGTAGATCCGCTGGTTTCGCGGCTAGATCGTCGGTATCGCGATCTGGCCAATGCGCGTTCGAACTGGGAAAAGCATTGGCAAGAGCTGGCGGACTACATGCTGCCGCGCAAAGCGGACATCGTGAAGAAGCGCACGCAGGGCGACAAGCGCACCGAGCTGATCTATGACGGCACGGCGATCCACGCGGTTGAGCTGCTGGCGTCTTCGCTGCACGGGATGCTGACATCGCCCAGCACGCCCTGGTTTTCGATGCGGTTCCGCGAGCGTGAGCTGCAAGGCAACGACGCGGCCAACGAATGGTTGGAAACCTGTATCGATCAGATGTACCAGGCATTCCATCGTTCGAATTTTCAGCAGGAAGTGCATGAGCTGTATTTCGATCTGGTCGTGTTCGGAACCGGCGCGATCTATGTTGAAAGTGCGGATGACGGCGTGCGGTTTGGCACGCGGCACATTGCCGAGATCTCGATCTCCGAAGATGCCAACGGCATGGTCGATACGGTGTACCGCAAGTTCAAGATGACGGCGCGTGCGATGGAGCAGCAGTTCGGGCGGGAAGCGTTGCCGCCGGCTGTGCTGAAGGATGTCGAGAACAGCCCGTACACTGAGCATACGATCCTGCACGCGGTCTACCCCCGTGCCGGTAAGGCTGGGCGCGCTGCAAAGCAGAAGCGGATTGCGTCGGTGTATTACCACATGGACAGCAAGGCGTTGCTATCGGAAGGCGGCTTTGATGATTTCCCGTTCATGGTGCCGCGCTTTGTGAAGGACAGCGTGTCGGTGTACGGGCGCTCGCCTGCCATGACGGCTTTGCCTGATGTGAAGATGCTCAACAAGATGTCCGAGGTCACGATCCGGGCGGCGCAGAAGCAGATCGACCCGCCGCTGATGGTGCCGGATGATGGGTTCATCATGCCGATCAGGACCACGCCTGGCTCGCTGAATTTCTACCGGGCCGGCACGCGCGATCGGATGGAGCCGCTGAACATCGGCGCCAACAACCCGCTCGGCCTGAACATGGAAGAGCAGCGCCGCAACGCGATCCGGCAGGCGTTCTATGTGGACCAGCTTTTGCTGGCCCAAGGGCAGGCCATGACGGCGACCGAGGTGTTGCAGCGCAATGAGGAAAAGATGCGGCTGCTTGGGCCTGTCCTGGGCCGCCTGCAGTCCGAGATGCTGCAGCCGCTGATCTCGCGCGTGTTCGGTCTGTTGCTGCGCAACGGTGTCTTGCCGCCTGCGCCGGAAGAGCTGCAGGGTCGCGACATCGAGATTGAGTATGTGTCGCCGCTGGCCAAGGCGCAGAAGCTGACGGATCTGCAGTCGATGCTGCGCGGCTTTGAGGTGATGATGCAGATCGCCGAGGTTGCGCCGGTGATGGATTACTTGGACAGCGACAAGCTGGTTAAGTACCTGGTCGATACGACTGGCATCCCGGCGACGGTGATCCGATCGGACGAAGAGGTGGCGCGGATGCGTCGGCAACAGCAACAGCAACAGCAGCAGCAGGCCGACGCTGAGACGCAGATGATGCAGGCCCAGGCATTGGGTGACGCTGCACCGATGGTCAAGGCGCTTGGCGGCGCTCAGGCGCTGGGAGGCGCTGGCATAGCATGATGGATCAAAAGCAGCTCGCGGAGCTGAGGCTGGCGTACCGCCGGGTTTTCAACACAGATGACGGCCAGCGCGTTCTGGCCGATCTCAAAAAGCGATCGTCGTTTGACGCGACGACATTTGTTTCGGGCGATCCACACACATCAGCCTTTAACGAAGGACAGCGCGCAGCAGTGCTGCTGATCGTCCGAATGCTGTCCGAAGAGAAGGAAAGACAATGAGCGAAGAGGCAATCCAGGCAACTGGATCTCAAAACGTCGCAACGGCAGCGCCTGTCGCGGCGTCTGCAAATTTCCTTGATGCCATTTCCGAAGAATATCGGAATGACCCAAGCATTAAGTCTTTCACCAATGTCAACGACATGGCGAAGACGCTTGTTCATGCGCAGCGTTTGATTGGCGCTGAAAAGATCCCGTTGCCTGGCAAGACGGCGACGGATGAAGATTGGGCGAATGTGTGGTCTAGGTTGGGCCGCCCGCAGTCGCCGAAGGAATACAGCGTCAAGCTTGATGGCGTTCCGTTTGCTGAAAGCGAGCTTGAGGGCTTTCGGCAGTCTGCCTTTGAGGCTGGCCTGAACAATCGCCAGGTCGAGCGGATTGCCAAGTTCTTGGAAGACACGGTAACGGGCGCAAATGCGGCTCGATCGGAGATGGTCGAGAAGGCGGTGTACGAAGGCGAGCAGGAGCTGCGTCAGGATTTCGGGCAGGCGTTCAATCAGCGCATGACGATGGCGCTCAATGCTGCCACGCAGTTGCTCGGCGATGTATCGTTTCTGGATGAGATCCAGCTATCCGATGGCCGTATGCTTGGCGATCACCCGCAGATCGTGCGGATGTTTGTAAAGCTGGCCGAGCAGATCGGCGAGGACCAGTTGCTGGGTGAAGCCAGCGAGCTGATCATGACGCCGCAGGAGGCCGGACAGCGCATCGCAGAGATGACTAGACGCGATAGCCCATATTGGGATAAACTGCACCCTGAACATGACACATATGTGGACGAGG